TTCAGACAAGGAAGGAATGTCAGTTAAGACTTCTTCGTTATCGAGCCAAGGAACAACCTGCATATCATAATATTATCTTAGATGAGTGCATAAAAAAGAGCTAGAAACGAAACAAAATTAATAAAAAAAATTCCTAGCTCTTCCCTTTTCGCAACTACATAGTAAGGATTCTATGCAATTATTAAACTATCAGATAAAAAACATTGTGTCAAATAAATAAATATAAATTTTTATGGTATCCTCTCTTGACTTATGCTATCCCATGTATTACTTATATATAAGTACAACTAACTATTTATAGGAGATATTATGGGAGGTACGAAAAGGCTCTGGGAAAAGGGTATCGAAGAGGAAGTCGGAGATTACGTTGATGGCATCATTCCCAGAAGCAAAGTAAGTGAAGATGCCGAGGAGGTCTATGATCTTGATGAGGAAGATGTAGGCTTCAAATCTTTAAATGTCCGTGTTTCAGTATACGAGCAGATAAAGAGAATAGCCAAGCAAGATAATAGAACTATTGCAGCGACAGTTGCTTTGATGGTTCGAGATACTTTAAAAAGTAGAACTATTATATGTGGCGATAACTGTGGTTGTCCTGAGCCATGTGAAGAACAACTAGATAGGCTAGAAGAACAAAATAGAATTTTTGGAGGAAAATAAATGCCGAATAATAGAATATATTCAACGACAGATTACGATCAATTTACCTATATCGTGGGTAATAGAGAAGTAGTTAATAAGCATGTTAGAGAATTATCTAACGAAATAGAAACGAAAGATTTAGCAATACCTATAATTGTTAATGAGAAGATGGAAGTATGTGATGGTCAACATAGACTAGAAGCATATAAGGTATTGGGATTACCCGTGCAGTATATTATAAAAGAGGGTCTCAAGTTGAACGATATACGAAAATTAAATTCAGTAAATCGAAAGTGGACTATGCAAGAGTACATGATGAGCCATGTAAAACTCGGAGCAAAAGAGTATGAGACCATGGAATGGTTTACCAGAACGTATGGTTTTTCTATAACGGATTCAATAGCCATGTTGAATGGTAAGGGTTATCGTAGCCAACAAGACCTGGAGGATTTCAAGCTAGGAAATTTTGTTGTGCATGATCTGGAACATGCAAAAGATACGGCTTCTGCAATTATTAAAGTAGGAGAATATTTTGAGCATTTTAGAAAGAAGTCTTTTGTCAATGCAATGATATCAGTGATGAGAGATCCCGATTTTGTTTGGAGTATCTTCGAGAATAAGTTGAGACATTTCTCCTCGAAGCTAAAAAACCAAGGTAGTCGTAATGATTTTATAATTAATATAGAAAAATTATATAACCATAATACGGGAGCCGATAGGAAGATCCGATTAAAAACGTATCGTGAGTCTCGCTAATGGCTCAGTCTCACATGAAACTATCTCAAAAAGAGATTAAGTTATGTATCAAGAGCACCAGGTTGTTGTTAGAAAAATTTGATGCCGAAAATAATTTGGACTACTATCCTTATGCTTCTGAAGTAGCAACGGAAAGAAGGCACATGGTTGACTTCATAGGTAAGCTACAGAATGAGTTAAGGGTAAGAGAGATGAGACCACACAAGGTTACGACATGAGTGTGGTCTTTCCTTACAAAACCAAACCCTACAAGCATCAAGAAGATGCTCTCCATAAAAGTTATGACAAAGAAAACTTTGCATACTTTATGGAGATGGGGTGCGGTAAGTCAAAGGTATTGATTGATAATATTGCTTGGCTTTATTCGAATAGTAAAATAGATACTGCGATTGTTGTAGCACCAAAAGGTGTGTATACGAATTGGAAGAACAATGAAATACCTGCACATCTAACAGATGATATAGTTCCGAGGGTATACACATGGAAGTCAACGCTTAACAAACGAGAACAAGCAGACTTAAAAAGCTCCGTGGGTGGGGAAGCAAGAAGACATTTACGAATACTACTCGTCAATGTTGAGGCTTTTGCCTCAAAGAAAGTGTTTCAGTTTTTGGAGATGTTTACCCACAGAAGTACCTTTTTACTTGCCGTTGATGAGTCAACCACAATCAAGAATATCAAGGCGAAGAGAACCAAGGCGCTAATAAAATTTGCTGAAGGAGCAAGGTACAAAAGAATACTGACGGGTGCTCCGATAACCAAGTCGCCTCTTGATTTATACTCACAATGTTTATTTATGAGTAAAAAAATTTTGGGGTTTGAATCGTATTGGTCGTTTCAAGGACGATATGCCGTGATTAAAAATGTGAAGATGGGATCACATCAGTTCAATCAGATCATAGGGTATAAGAACCTGGACGAACTGAAAAAGAAAGTTGAGCCACACTCGTTCCGAGTTACGAAAGATGAGGCATTGGATTTGCCTCCGAAGATATATACAACCAGGCAAGTTGATCTGACAATGGAGCAAGAGAGATACTATCAAAGTATCAAGAAAACATCAGTAGCACTTCTCGAAAGTGGAGAGATGGTTACAACACCAGAGGTTATGACACGGCTTTTGAGGTTGCAGCAGTTGTTATGTGGCTATCTAATTACAGATGATGGCGAAACAAAAGAGATAGAGAACAATAGGTTAGATGTATTACTTGAAGTTGTAGAAGAGATGGAAGGTAAAGTTATTATATGGTCGAGGTTCAGACATGACATCTTAAAAATACAAAGCAAGTTAGCACAAATCTATGGTGCGAGTTCCGTGGTTACCTATTTTGGCGACACGACTATGGCAGATAGAGACAATGCTATTGCGAGGTTTCAAGATTCGGCTGATCCCACGAGGTTCTTTGTAAGTAATCCACAGACAGGTGGTATGGGTTTGACACTTCATGCCGCGAAGAATGTGATTTATTATTCAAATGATTTTAATTTGGAGTCTCGTGTTCAATCAGAGGATAGAGCACATAGGGTAGGGCAACAGAATAAAGTGTTATATGTTGACCTGGTATGTCCGAATACTGTTGATGTTCACATTGTAAAAACATTAGTGAACAAAAACAAATTAGCAAACATAACACTAGGAGAAAGGATATTAGAATGGTTAAAGGTGTAAGAGCCGAGAAGATAGTGGGTAATGCAGGTGAGAGCTTAACAGTATTTAAGTTGTCAATGATGGGTTACGCGGCATCTTTAATAAAACAAGACGGTGTTGATATAGCCGTGGTTGGTGGAGAAGGATTAATAGTAGCACAAAGAGTAGAAGTTAAAACAGTATTACAAAGTGATGAAGGTAAATATTATTTTGGTATATCAAAAGGCAAAGACAGAAGATGTTACACTAGAAAAGATTGTGATATAATAGCACTGGCTGCACTGGATATAGAATCCGTGTTGTTCTTTCCAGTGGAATCATTCATAAGCAATAGATCACTGAGTTTGACAAAGAATGATTTTCGTAATCCATCAGATGGAAAAGAAGGAACTCATTTTCAAATGGCACTAGAATATAGCCAAAACATGATGGGCGAACTATTATATAAGAAAAAATAAGATTTTATGGTTGACATTCAAAATATTTTTATGGTAAAAAAAACTGAACATAACAATAACAACAAAATACTTATGTTGAGATTCTTATGTCTTGTAAAGAAAAGTCGAGTTGGGGTGGTTTCCTTTCTTAAATTTTGCCTTAAAAATTTAATCATTACCACCCCGATGAGATAAGGAGATTAAAATGGATACAGATAAGTGGAAGTCGATTGCAGTACCAATAGCAACTTGGGAGAAACTAAACAAGATGGCTAAAGAAAACTTTAGAACTGTTGGTGCAACGATTACATATTTAACTGAGAAAGAATACGAGTCTTTAAAAGCGGAAACTACTGTTAGAGTTCCAAAAAAAAGACTTGTTGACGAGAAGGTATAATACTTTAAACTATACCTTCGATTAACCGCTGAAGAGCATAAACTTTAACGTAGAAGGAGAGAAAGATGAGTGATGTGTATTCACTATTCGAGCAAGAGGCAGCTGACCCTCAAGCATTTAATAAAGTCAGAGAAGGCGACACTAAAGATCTGTCGTCACTAATCCGTAGATCCGTAGACTTGGATCAACAGATTAAAGATACCGAAGCACAACTTAAAGACTTAAAAGACAAGAAGAGAGCAGTAGACGAGGAAGACATTCCTTCGATAATGCAGACTATGGGTGTTGAAAGTCTACAAGTTGATGGCAATAAAGTTACAGTTGATAAGTTTGTTTCTGCGAGGATACCCGAAACAAAGAAGCAAGAGGCTTTTCAATATCTAAGAGATATTGGAGAAGGCGATCTTATCAAGAACGAAGTTGTTGTTAGCTTCAGTATGGGTCAAGATAATCAAGCTGGTGTTGTGGTTGCAGATTTAGAGAGCAAAGGCTTTGCACCACAAAAGAAACAGCATGTGCATCCAATGACTTTAAAAACCTGGGTAAAGAATAGAATTGAAAGTGGTAAAGAAATAGACTTTGATCTATTTGGTGTATACCAGGGCAACCGTGCTAAGATAAAAGGAGGTCAGTAATGAACCAGATTGCACAGAAAAAGGCTACAGATGTGGTGGTATCAGAGTTAGATAAAATGCTAGAAGCAGACTCTGGTGCTGGTCTTGAGAACATCACAACGGAAGATATGCAGATACCTTTTATTAGGATTATCCAAGCATTATCTCCACAGTTACAGAAGGATGATCCTCTGTATATTAAAGGCGCTGAGCAAGGCGACATCTTCAATACCGTTACACAAGAAGTGTATAAGGCAGATGAAGGTGTTCTTGTTGTTCCTTGTTTCTTCGAGAAGAAGTTCTTGGAGTTTATGTTAAGATCATCTGGTGGTGGGTTTGTAAAAGAACTCGCGGCAGATGATAAAGACATAGCTATG